GTGGCGATCTCGTCGACCGGCAGGGTCTTCCGGGGGATAAAAAGCGCGGCGCCAGCTACAACGAGACCCTCAATCAGGTATTTGATCGCACGATTGATAACTTCAGCAACGTCCATGTTTGTTCTATATTTAGGAAAAAGAAATTTTAATGCGGAGTTTAAAGATAAAGGATTTACATTTGTAAAGAAGAATGGCAGCTGAACGTGAAGATTTCTTAACCGAGGATGCTGAGATTCCCAGCCAGCGCTGGGCTCTTCTGAGTTTCCTCAGCCCCGAGAAGGTATTAAGCCGGAAGGATACACATTTCTTTACTGTTTTTTTGAAGCAGTATGAATTCCAAGTTCGCACACAAAATCTTGAGAAGTTCCTTGTCGGAAAGGTTAAGAGTTTCAATGACAAGCTTGATAAGCAGGCGGCGGAGTTCGAATCAAAGGACCTCAGTGGTGCCGCAACCCTGTGCCGCGGTGCACAGATGCGCGTCGACACTGTATTGACCGATCTTCAGGAGTTCGTAAAGACGAACCAGAAGGAGCTTATTCAGTCCAAGTTGAATGACGAGTTCGATGACTTCCTTTTCAAGAATAAGACCAAGCTCGAGGATGATTACTATGCGCAGAACAATTTCCAGACAACTGTGCGTGGTCTCAAGATTCGCGGCGTATACAGCGACAAGCGTGAAGCCGAGGTTCGGGCGAAGAAACTCCAGCGCACTGATCCTCTTCATAATATCTTTGTAGGCGAGGTGGGTAAGTGGCTGCCGTGGCATCCCGACCCGCACGAGGTTGCCGAGCAGGAATATGCCGAGGATCAGCTCAACACGCTCATGAAGAAGTACAAGGAGAATGAGGAGGCGCGTGAGGTGTTCCACAGAGAGCAGCGTGAGTCAGGACGTAGTCAGAAGAAGACTGTTTTCTCAGATGATGGTGTCCCTGAGGGTGTAGGTGCTACGATGAACGTTGTAAGCGGTGTACCGAAGGAAGATGAACTACCTTCCCTCGGATCAGGCACGTCGGCGTTTGCCGGCATGTTCTCCTCATCAGGTTCTGCAGATCTCGCAATCGAGAGAAAGACCCAGAAGAAGGAAGAGTAAATAGATTATAAGTATGTAAACTGAAGGGCTGGTATTTGTCTATATCAACTCTTCAGTTAGCTCATTTGGTAGAGCGGGGGATTGTAGACAATGTCTAAGCAATAAGTCTCCCCAGGTAATTGGTTCGATTCCGATACTGAAGATTTTTTAATCATGTAGTACATGCTTTGAAAATCATATTAATGTTGAATCTCAGACAAGTCACTGAATTTATACATAAAAAAGTGTAATAGGGCAACTGACGACAGTGCCATGCCCGCCACTTGAATAATATGCCATTCCTTTGTTCCATCTTCTTTTTCTTTTACGTCAACAGCTTTACATATATTTGTTAAGCTATATATTGAATAACCAATTGCATATCCTAATAAGGCGCCTAGACATACGTCACTAAAATGATGATAGCCAAATGACACGCGATGTAATGCTGTCATTGCGGCAACAAAAAAACCAAAAGACACAAGAGCCAATTTTATTGTCGGATCGTAAAAGGGTATTCCTAAAAACGTTTTATCCTCATTACTCTTTGTACTGTCTGATAGATACATATGGAGAGTTGTCGCCAATGCGACGGCAATAATAGTATGCCCTGAAGGGAAACTCTGATGCATGGTACCACCAAGGCAATGTTTAGGGTCAATTAATTTATCTAAGCCCTTTCCTTTCAAACATCCTGGGCGAATGCGGTCTATATTATGTTTCATATACGTCGCAACACTGAAAGCAAACCAATGGGGTAAAAGATGAAACTGAACAGGATTGAATGATTTATCATAAAACATTGTAAATATAGCTAAAAACATACCGGGAATCACATATAATTCATAGGGTAATAGACCCAAAAAATACGGGGCTTTTGAAATAAGCGGATTTTTATTAAGACCTATATTTTCGTATATCCATTTTGTTATTTTGAAATCAACATTATTTGTAGCTTTTACTATATTTTGTATCATCTTATATTAAAGTATTTTTTAATATAAGATCATTATTTACAATGGAAACTACTGTACAAAAATAGGAATACACTTGTTTTCCTGGCAAAACTGTCCCTCGGCACACGTTACACCCGCGCAATCCAAATTGCGGAATCCCTCGTAAGGAAACGCAGCCGGAAAGAGATTTTTTAGGAGGGGAACTACAACTAATACAGCCAAAAGGATAACAACTAGTCCTAACAATCCGTATGAACGCGCCATTCTACCAAGGCTCAAGGAAAAACGGGCAGCCCTGTATCTCTCGGGAGAAGCGAAGTCCTGTTTTCTTCGCAGTATCCATTGAAACATTTCTCCTTCGGTTGGTTTTTACACGACAACAGGTCAACACCGCACCGTTCTCCAAGAAACCCTTCATTAATTCTGTAAAATCTGTCGCAACCCAGAAGAACACATGCGATGAACAGTATGATTAAGCTTTGTATAATGACTTTTCTCATATCCTCTAATTCTGTCCGGGAAATTTCTTCACGCTTATCGCAGGTCCCTTGAGCTTCCGCGCGGCATTCGGATCATACTCATTGCTACCCTCCTCGTCCTTCTCCTTAAAATGCGCAGCCGAGTGCGCCCAGAATTCAGGCGCACCAATGCGAAAGTCGGAATGCTGTTCCGCCTTGTACCAAAAGATACAATCTTCCATTTTATTACTCTGGCTGGTGTTGTCTATGACAAGGCATTCATAGTTCTGTGTACATTGGTCCATGATCTGGCAGAAGAACTCAAATGATGGGAACGCCGAGCCATAGTTATCAAAAATGCGCTTTCTGTTTGTAAAATACGGTTCTCTCAAGATAAAGACATAGTCAACGTTGGTACGAAGAGCCGGCTGAATGCCTAGCGGATACTGCATAGTAATCAAAAAGAACACCTTGAGCCAACGACCGTTCATGAAAAGGTAGCGAATATTCTTGTCGTGTGTCCAACTGTCGTCGTACATACAGTCGTCCAGGATCATAAAGGATCTCGGATCAACTCGTGACACCATTTGCCCTGCCGCCTGTTCTTTCATAATACGTGCCATCATCATCTTCTGCCTTTTCACGAAATTTGACAAAATAATAGCACTGTACTCGCCATGAATAAATAGCGGCGGAATCATTTTACCGTAGAAAGAATTTGACTCTTCTGTGCCACTAATTACTGTTCCGAGGGGCATATTCTGATGGTTAAAAAGCAAATCACGCACAAGAGTTGACTTTCCGGTACGACGACGTCCAATAAAAACGGCGACGGCGTCCTGGGGAATCTTCTTCATGTCAAACTTTCTTAAAGAGACATTCATTGATGCGGAGGCTGCCATAAGCTTTGATAAACTAGACACATAGAAAAAAAGTGCGGCATACACGAGATTTGCTTTTCGCACGACAATCAAGAACAGAGGAATGCTTACAGGTGGAATCCAAATTCCTCATCCCAAGTTTTTCTTAAAAGAAAGACCTCTCACTCTTACTTCATTTTCAGAACTTCATCGCCTTCATCCCGGGCTACTTCATTTGTATGACATTTCTGGAGATAAACATAATGTTCATATGGACCACAGTTTTCGAATTGTTGGAGCACCTGGAATTTCAAGAAGTGGAGCCATGAACTTAACCGTAGAGAAAAATGTAAAAGAATCGGGCGTTGAACTCAGAGATATTTCTGGGTTTATGAAAGTTACACATTTATTGGATCCTATTTCTTGGTTGCGAGGTAAATATGGCGTTGAAGATGCCAGTGGCACCTCCTTTTTTCAAGAAAACGCGAATGACAAAGTTAAGAAGAAGTTGGAGACTCCTATGAATCAAGCTTACGTGGAAGCCGTAGCGTCGTACTGCCTTTCTAAGCTAAGAGAGGGCAATGTGAGTCCTCATTTTCATTTTTTTTACGGAGCATTCAGAGGCATGTCTGAGACATATTCGTATAATATCTCGGATGTCTTTTCAACGTATCGTCATTGCCGATGGTTTTGGGATCATCAAGAATCAGGGATTTTTCAGCTCAGTGTAGATAATGAGGAAAATCTTAATCGGGAAGTCCTGGATGCTATTTTTGATCCTCCGTCTGAAATTCACTCGGAGACTGGCTCAGATACACAGTCTGAGGAAGAGCTTGAAAGTTTGGAAGATAAACAGGAGACTATTGAACTTGAATCATTACACAGTACATCAATGAGTAGCGTTTCATATAAAGAATCTAGTGACGATGCAAGCGAATCAGAAGATGAAGATGAAGATGCAGAAGATGCTGAAGATGAAGATGACGATGCAGACGATGACGATGATAATGATTCTCTCAATGTCCTCGCAAAAATAAAGAATTTTCCCGTTATGCTTCTCTTTACAGAATCAAGCAAAGGCACAATGGATCAACTCTTAGAAAACTTTGAAGAAATCGGTGCAAAGCCTGGTGATGAGAAATGGGACGAGATTTGGCTTGCCTGGATCTTTCAGATTATTTCAGCCCTCTGTGTTGCTCAGAGTATGTTCGGATTTTCACACAATGATCTTCACACAAATAATATTGTATGGATAGAAACGGACGAAAAATTTATTCATTATAGCTCAAGAGATGGACATGTATGGAAGATACCAACCTATGGTAAAATCTTCCGCATCATTGATTTCGGTCGTGCGATTTTCTGGATAAATAAGAAACTATTTTGTAGCGATGATTTCTGCGTAGGTAATGATGCTGGAGATCAATATAATTTTGGTCCTCTAGTTACAGATCCGGATGATCCGGTCATACATCCTAATCCCTCGTTCGACTTGTGTAGATT